CATGCAAAACGGAGCGCAAGCCTATGCTGGTTGGGAGATTAAAGGTATGCTGGTTAATGATGGCGGCACTACAAGTCTAGCACTCGGAAACGTATCGGACATGGCGGCTACAAATGCCTCTAGCTGGGCAGTGGCACTCAGTGCGGATAACACGAACAACGCTTTAAAAATACAAGTTACAGGCGAAGCCGCTCATAACATTCGTTGGGTGGCTAATGTACAAACAGCGGAGGTCACATACGCTTAAATGGGACAGATTGAAATTAATCACACGGGGTCTGGTGGGGGTGTTGTCCTTAGTTCTGACGGTACTGATCTATTACTAGGTGGCAGTGCTATCGGTGGTGGTGGTGCTTCTGCTTTAACTATAGAATCCAAAACTTCTGCTTATACCGTAGTAGCAGGTGATCTTGGTAAAGTTATAAATTGTACTTCTGCTTCGTTTACTATCTCGCTGACTGCGGCAAGTACTTTGGGCGCGGGTTTTAATGTTGTTATTTGGAATACGTCAGACACTAATTCACATGCAATTACGATTGATCCAAACAGTTCTGAAACAATAGATGGATTAGCTACCTTAATTCTTAGGCGTGGAGAGGGTATGCAAGTTGTCTGTGATGGTAGTAATTTCCAAACAGGCGATAAAAAAACAATGCGGGGTTATGCGGATAATATACTCAGCACTGAAGCACGACCCGTTGCTTCTGGAAACAGGTCTATCAGTTTGGGGCCGCTGTCCACATCTACTGCAGCCGAGTCATTTAGTGCAGGTTATTATGCAAGAGGAACGGGTGCGTACTCTGTTGCCATAGGGGGAAGGCCAACAGCCTCTTCAACAGGGGCTATTGCGATTGGATTTGAAGCATCTGGTACAAGCGTAATGGCAACTGCCATTGGCGGCAACTCTAATGCGGGGGGTTCCAAAGCTTCGGGTTCTGGTTCAGTTGCGTTGGGTGGTTCGTATGTTAGTGGGGCTGACGGTTTCGCAGTAGCCGTAACAAACAACACTTCAAGCTACGGGGCTACTAATGCAAACTCTGTGGCAATCGGAAAATCAGCAAAAGCATCCGGCACACCAGCATTGGCAATAGGAGGGCAAGTAGCTTTAGCCTCAGGAAACCATTCGGTAGCTATAGGTAGTTATTCTAAAGCTGAAGCTGTTGGCGCTATTGCAATTTCTTCTGAAATAAGCGGGTACTATACGCAAGCATCAAATAGTCAGGCAGTTGCTATTGGTGCTATTATAGTATCCTCAGGGTACAATAGTTATGGATTGGGTTACGATATTGAAGCGACAACCGACCACGCATTTTCAATGGGAACGCAAGCGAAATCAGCAATCAAAGGGAAATTTGCTTACGCATCAGGTAGGTTTGCCGCTAACGGAGATGCTCAAGGCGGTATGTATATTCTTCGTGCAGACACTACTAGCGCAACTCCCGAGGTGCTGACCACTCGCAATAGCAATGGTGATGCTACTGACCAAATCGTAGCCGCAAGTGATACGTGCATAACATTTAGCGGCACAATCGTTGCTATGCAAAATGGCGCTCAATCTTACGGCAGCTGGAAAATAGAGGGGCTGTTAGTCAATGACGGCGGCACAACCACAGTACCCACTAGTGCAATCACGGTTATAAATAATTCAAGTTCGTGGGGTTTGGCCTTGTCTGCGGATAACACAAATAACGCATTGGCTGTCACCGTAACAGGTGAAGCATCACATAATATAAGGTGGGTGGCGAACATCCAAACGGCAGAAGTCACCTATGCTTAAAGGAGCAAGATAATGGCTATTACACACAATATTACGCAAGCTAACTCCCAATACGGGATAAAATTTGACGGGGCGTATTATCGAATTGTCACGGCATCAGTCACACGGCAACGCGGGTCCGACCCTAAATTTAGCGTAATGATCGACTTGAGTGCTTACGCCACCTCATCACCATCCGACGATACTCGCGAGGTGGATTTTAAACGTTACCATGCGACCTTGGAACAGGTTGAAGCGGCATCTGGTGCTACGTTTTTAGCCAAGTGCTATGCTTGGGTAATGGCGCAGAGTGATATGTCGGGTAGTAGCGCAGCCTAAAAAGGTTCAATTGAACCAAAACTGCAGGATAACACAATGAGCCTTACGATTAATCATCAAACGAACGACATAAGCGCATCTAGTGGCACGGCGACTGTTGATGGTGCAGCAGCAGGAGCAGTTACAACTCTAGGCGCAGTGGGCGCACCCGCACTGGCCTATAGAAACAGTGGTTCTTCTGCAACCCCCGGAACTACGCTGTCAGGGTCAAGTTTGTACTACGCAAACACATTTGTGTATGGAACCAGTTACTATGGGGGAAGTTCAACATCTCTAGGTAGCGGCACTTGGCGCGTGATGGGTAACTATGGTTATTACAACGGCGGGTCTACCACCGCGACATATGAGTGTCGAATAACTCTTGTTGTGAGAATTTCTTAAAATGAGTATTAAAATTACAGAAGTGCGAAACGCACAGTCGCTACAAAAAGACAACACCCGCATGGATGTTGAGATAAATCACCCCAAGTACGGCTGGATACCATACAGTTTAAGCCCAGACGACACTGACACTACAATTAACAATGATGAAATTATGTCCTTGATAGGCACAGATTTTGCAGCTTACGTTGCCCCCACTCAAGCAGAATTGGACGCAGTAGCAGCAGCAAACATTCGTGCTGAACGTGACTATATTTTGTCTACAGTGGTTGACCCAATGGTTTCTAACCCACTTCGCTGGGCATCTTTATCATCTGACAAACAAGCTGAGTGGTCAAGGTATAGAACAGACCTGTTGAACGCGCCGCAGCAATCTGGCTTCCCCAGCAGCGTTACATGGCCCACGGAACCTAGCTAGTGCTTGGTTTTTCCCCTCTTGCTGGAGCGCCCCTTGCTAGTTCTGGCAGTGTTTCTGCATCAGTTGCTGTTACGGGTGTTTCTGGAACAGGTGCGGTAGGCTCTGTCATTCCATCTATTTCTGCTAATGTATCTGTTACGGGTGTTTCTGGAACAAGCGCCGTAGGTGGAGTAGCAACCTCCACCGATCTTGACATAGGCGTTACAGGTATTGCGGCTACGGGATCAGTAGGTTCTTCTTCTGTTGTAAGTAACTCTAGCCTTTCCGTCACGGGTGTTGCAGGAACAGGTTCTGTGGGGTCCGTGGTTACTGCCCTTGGACAACCTGTTACAGGGGTTTCTGGCACAGGGGCAGTAGGAAGCGTATCTACTACAGGCTTTGCAAATATTTCTGTCACGGGCGTCTCTGGAACGGGCAGTGTTGGTTCGCCTACGACTAAGGTGGACATTTCCGTTTCTGTCACGGGCTTCTCTGTTATAGGCGCAGTTGGCTCTGTGTCTACCAAAGTTGACAGCCCTGTATCAGTTACAGGCGTTGTTGGCACAGCCAAAGTAGGAAATGCTTTTGTTTGGTCAAGAATACAACCCAATCAAACTTCTAACTTCTCAAACATAAACCCATCACAAACCCCGTCTTGGACGAATATCGCTGCTTAGGTTCAATTGAACCAAACCGTATAGTTGATTAAATGACTTAGCATGGGTATAGTTCAAACATATTTATAGTTGAGGTCACGGCATGGCTACATATACCGCATCTAACGCGATTAAAAAAATAACTACGGGGGATGAATCTGGTTCGTGGGGCAGCAGCACCAACAACAACTTTGATATCATAGACCGTGCCGCAAACGGTTTTGTTTCTATTGCTTTGTCAAGTACTTCGTACACTTTGGCGTTATCAACTACGGCTGTTTTGTCCAACGGACATTACAAGGCGATAAAGTTTACTGGAACTCCGGGTGGGACTTGTACGGTTACATTAGAGCAAAATGACAAAGCTAGAATGTATATGATCCTTAATAGCACAAATCAAAGCCTGTCCATTACGCAGGGGGCTGGAGCCAATGTCACTATTATTGCTGGAAAATCAGCTATTATTTTAGCTGACGGTGCGGGATCAGGTTCCCCCAGATCGGAAGA